TCTAGTTTTGTCACACGTTTTTGAACGTCGCTGATGGTATCGCTAAGGGCTTCCATGATATTGCAATCATTTTTTGCAGCTTTAAGGACATGCCCTATTGTCTCGTGATTGGAATTAATCTTCTTATCGAGAGCTTGCATTGTATCGGCGAGTTTTGTTAGATATTCATCTTGTGATTCAATTTGTTTATGTAGTTCATCTAGAAGGTTACTGGTTGATATATGGAGCTCTTGTTCGGTTTGTTTTATCTCTTTGTCAGCCTCTTCAGACTGAGCTTTTAATGAGCGGTTTGATATGAATTGCCATATGAAATACAAAATAGCTATAAAGTTGAAAATTATCATTGAGAGTAAGACTTGACGGATCATTAGATCTCCTTCGTTTGGGATAAGTGTTTTATAAGATCTTTCTCAATTGATTCTACTTTAACTCTAATCCATTTTAATTCTTCAGTTAATTCTTGATTATTATGTATAAAGTATCTCTCATGAGGGTCATTTTGATGTTTCATATATTTTTCAAATAATTCTACAAATTCTTCTGCATTGTTATAACGATATGCACCTGGAAGATATTTCCTACCATCTTCGATGCAATTTTTTAATAATTGGGTTATATCTTCTGCTGTGTATTTCTTTTCCATGATTATCCTTTTAGATGGTTATTAAATTCCAACAAGGTACAGGTGTTTTCCGATAATCGTCAAGATTAACACCAGTTAGCTCAGGAATTTCATTATAGTTTACAGAGCCAGGTCGTTCTTTCATAGTAAACACAAACTTGCCCCCTATTGAATCTTTATTATTGGACAGAGCCTTTAGCTTAGAAAGATGTTTACTTTCCTCAGCTTTGTAGAATTTAAGCATCTGCTTGATTTCATGGAGTTTATCTGCGAGATCTATCCATTGTTGGTCTTGTTGTTGATGATCTGGGTAGAGATTTACTTCTATAGTTTTATTCATGAGAGCTCCTGTGATACATATTAATATAAGAATTGGTGGTATTAGTTTTTTATTCATGATTTCCCTTGTTTTACTGTGGATCATTTCGATCAGCCAGTTCACATATTAATATGTGAATAGTTCTCCATACTGGTTTATTTGCGTCATATCCTTCAACTTCATTGAATACTTCAAATATTTGTATTGCAAGTTCTTGCGATGACATATTTTTTGTTAGTTCTTCTGTTTTGCTACGTTCAAATACGAACCTTTCAACTGTATTAAGAGGGCGCAATTTCTTATCTACTACTTCATTAAGTTTATCTAGTTGTTCTTGAGTCATTATCATTCCCTTGTTCTTTATAGCTTTAAACCTTGACATACCTCCATGATAGCATTATAATTATTACATGTCAACTATATAATACATAAAGATTGAAAGAGACAAGATGATTTTAAATGACAAGGATTCGGAGTTATTGAAGACTTATAGGAGTCGACTGCAGGCGTATGCAAATAAAACATTAACAAATAAAGATCTCTTAGCGGCTGATATAGGGATTAGTATTATGACTCTTAACAGGCTTTTGGCCTGCCAGCGTGTTAAATATGGCACTCTCCTTAAAGTCGAGCGGTTTTTAAGCGAAGAAGAAAAAGCGGTTAAGTGATAAGAAGCGAGTACCCTCCTGCGCTCCGAGAGCTTCCTCCTTCGTTAAAACTACGGAGGACAGGTCGGCGGGCAGGCAAAATAAACCCCCAAGACAAAAGGTGCTGAGTCTTGAGGGTATGTTATGGTTCTAACCAGGAAGGTATTCGTGATTAGAATCAGAATAATTCTAGCTAAGTCTACAAAAAAAATATAGGATTAAGAAAAAACTACCTCCCTTAACCCTATAAATGAAAACTGCGGAGATAACATTCTCCGCCCTAGATAGGAGATTTAATGGTACCATCAAAGAAGGGTACTTGTCAACAGAAACATACAGATACAAACAATTCCAAGAAAAAAGAATATCAAAACCATATATCAAAATTAAGTGAAAGTTCCCAATTGAATAAATATCAGTTGCAGGGATGGACTGCTCCAGATATAGAATTATTGGAGTGGTTTTTTGATTATTTGGATCGCTATCCAGGCACAAAGAAGAACCCTATATATAGTATATTGAAGGAAAAGATTATAGATGGACCGTTTGGGAATCACAGTATTGATGGTTCATTACGGTCAGAATTGTCATGTATGAAAACCCTTATTGAAAGGAATGGTTACTAATGAATTCATTTAACAATGTTGTTTTGCAGGGACGTATTTCATTTGATCCGGAGATAAAAGAATTAAAGAGTGGGAAGAAGTTAGGGAAGTTGAATATTGCCTGTAAATCCGGTCGTAATGGAACGCTTTTCATAGGTGTAGACGTATGGGAAGAGAGCCTTATAGGTATTGTACGAGAGTTAAAAAAAGGTGGAGAGATAAAAGTTAAGGGTGAATTAAGATCGGAATCATGGGAATCACCCACTGGAGAAAAAAGAATGAAACATGTGGTTGTAGCGGAAGAAATCCAACAATCAACGCGTGGAATCCAAAAAGATATTGATGATAATGTAATGCCGTTTTAACAAATAAAAAGGAAGGGCTTTTGTGAAGAAGGCCCTTCAAAAAAGGAATTTATTATATGAATAATATAACAGATTTCGTGCTAGCTTGTCAAGCGGATATGCTAGCAAATGGGGTTCCTTGTGAAGAAGAGCTTATTTTAGATGGAGAGATTCACCGCTATTCATGTGATGAGAATTTATTTAAGGCAGACGAGTGGTATGCAGGCATTGTAGGCATTACATCTGATAGCAAGAAGTACCTTATCTGCAATTATGGTTCATGGTCTACAGGTATAAATTTCACGTATAAATCATATGAAGCATTACACAATTCAAGTAGTGATTATGAAATGAAAAAGATTAGAAATGAGGCAAGAGAACATTCTATTCGCCTTAAGTCTGAGCAAGAAACCAAAGAAAAACTTAAACATAACAAGGTCGCTAAACTTCTTTTGGGTGAGTATAGGAAAATGAATCTTTTGCCACATTCAGGACAGAAGATTGAGGATTATATCAGATCAGCACATAAATATCTTTGGTATTTAGATATGAAGAGAATAAAACAGTATGAGTGTGATAGCTGGCCTATAAAGTTTTCTGAGTATTATGATAAAGCGACTGACAGTTTATGTCCTTCTATAGTTATACCCCTTATTAATATTGAAAACAAAATAAGGTCTGTTGAATATATCTATAATGCTAAGGGTATATGCAGGAAGCAATTTAAGAAAGGCGGCGAGAAGCGTGGCAATTTCTATCCATTAGATGGACTTGGCAGATTTTATTCGCCTGATAAGAGTAGTTTTTCTCACTCTCTGAAGGGAACACATGTCGTAAAGCAATTATATATAGCAGAAGGATATGCTACAGCTGCGTCGTTATTTGAATCCTTGCAGGATATGAGCTTTGACGATAATCGTCTTTCATTTAATTATCATATGATTGTAGCTTTTGATGCAAGTAACATCTGTCCTGTAGTTGGCAATTTAAGAACCAAGTTCCCCACTCAAGAGATTATTATATGTGCTGATGATGATGAGATAGGTCACAAAGCAGCAAACAAAGCATGCCAAATGTACAATTGTAGAAAATTTATTACATAGAGAGTTTATGAATGAAAGAATATAAAGATTTTAATGACTTACATTGTGCATTGGGCCTAGATGCTGTAAAATTAAGATTAAGAAAACTTCAAGATGAAATAGAAAAAAAAGACACTGCGTCAAACAGTGTCCCTAAAATTGAAGATCCTCACGCGAATAAGGATATTTCTATGATAACAAATAGTGAAGAAAAGGCAATTACTAAAGAACAAATCCTGGGAATGTTCCCATGGAATGCAACGGATCCTATTAAGAATTTCAACATAAAAGCCTTTCCAGAGATTCTTCAAAAATACATTACAAATCTTTGCTCTGGTTGCCCCGCAAATGAGCTGATAATTATATCTTCTTTGCTGACGACGCTTTCTGCTTTAATGGGCGGCAAAATAGTTCACGAGCGCTCTGCAAATGATTATGTTTACGCAACTATTTGGATAGTAATAATCTCACCAAGTGCAAATTTCAAATCAACAGGATTAAAGCGTGGTTCTTTACTCGCAAGGAAATGGCATGCTTACGTGAATGAGAAGATTACTTATTATAGTCAACAACTTCAAAGTCCACATCTTTCAGAAGGAATGGGTAAAGACGCTGAGGATTCAATTAAGAAATGGACAAGAAAAAAGATTAACCAGCCATGCTATGGGTCAGCTGTATCATTTTTTGAGGCACTCTCTAAAAAAGATGTCGGACTGGTATTGGCATCTGAGTATGCAGGGTATATGGAGAACCTTGGTAAAAAATATAATAGTGAAGGCCCGAAGCTCATGAACCAAGCTTTTGATGTAGATGATCCTATTTCTTATAGCACTGGAAAAAGGGGAGATATAGACATCGAAAAGCCCTATCTTTCGCTTTGTGGTGTAACACCTATTGACTGGTATAAATCAAACTTTAGGATGGAAGACTCAAATTGTGGCTTTATTGCAAGAAACAATTTTTTATTAATTCCAAAGCCGAAGGGAAGGAAAAAATACACAGTACGTGCTACTGAGGATTTTAACAAAGAGTTACAGGATTCTATTTTTGAGCAGATAAAAGACCTCCATGACGAGGAAACAATTGTGTATACAAAGGACTTATGCGAAGAAGGTTTAATTGACAATATTTATGATTTAATTTTAGATCGTATTGAAGAATTCGAGTTTGCAGAAACTTTGGAACCATATGCATTGCGATGGACAACATCAATTTTAAAGATTGCAATGATTATGGAGCATTTCTTTGATAAGACATCAAAAAAGCTATCAACCAAATCAATTATGGCAGCCTATTCATTTGTAAAACATACAATCGATTCTACTATCAAACTGTTCGGTGAGCATTTACTTGAATCGGATTTTAACAAGAAACTAAAAGATCTGCTTGCGTTTATAGTTAAAAGGCATGCCGAAACAAACCAGCCCGTCCCGCCAAGAGATATCAAAAATTATAAGGGATACTTATTCGACAATAGTTACGATGAAATTGAAAAATACTTGAAGACACTTGAGATTACCGAACTAATAGCGAGAGAAGCAGGGCAAAGAGCAAGTAATGGTAAGCCCGTAATGTATTGTACCCCATATCCGAAAGACAAATAATGAATCCGAAAAAAACAGCGAATGAAATACTGAAAGAAATGAATAATATACAAATCTGGGGGGATGTGATTAACATTTTTAATATAACAGAGGCAAACCAAGAGTTTCTTTGCTTGGTTATAAAGGCTAATTCACGAGGGTGTAAATTTAATGCTTCCATATTAACAAGTAATGAAGACTTGAAAACATGTCTTGCGATATTTACCGAAGGGGCGATTATTACTGTAAAGGGTGAAATAACAGCAATAACACATCCACCAGTTAAAGATCCTTCTTTGACTATTCCTGCTATTGCTATCGTGCCAAGTATGATTAAGATAAACCAGGGCGATAAGAGGTTCGATATTAGCATCGATCTTGATGGGTCAATTATAGAAATGATCAATAAGCGTGACGGTGTCCAATAAAGAAGAAATTCCTTATGTAGAAGTTATGTAGAAGATTTTTCTACATTTAATAGGTCGACCAGATCGACAAATCAATCCTTATGTAGATAAGTAGAAGTTTCTTGTGTGTGTGTGTCTGTTTGGCACACACTTTTTTTGAATTTGTTTACCTCCGTCCCTGCTGACTTTATTTCTTTCTACTTATCTACATAAGGATAATAATAATAATAATAATAATATATACACCCCTATAGGAGGGCATATCGAGTACAATTCCTTATGTAGAAGATTTCTTCTACATAAGCTCTACGTAACCTACATAAGGAGTCTTTTTGTAAGCAACCATAAATATTCCCCTTTATGGATCCTAAGCCGAAGGCTGTTTCCCTGGTTTCTTATCAAATCTATTCATAACCCTGGATCTGTGTTATATGTAAAATCAAACCGTGTGCCATGAACGATAATCGTTCTTATTTAAAGGGAGTACCAATGTCACACTCAAGCAATAAAGATTCAACTCCGTTGCTCTATGTTTTAACTGGAGATCCAAAACCATTAGCCCGCTGTAGAATATCTAGTAAAACTGGAGGCCGACGCTGCTACGATTCTCAGAAAGAAATCAAATTAATTGCCTCAATTAGCTTGACCTCTCAGCACAATGGCCGACCAGAATACCAAGGACCTTTGCGCATGGATATAGTCTATTATTTTCATATAGCAAAAACCCGTGTAAATGAAATCAAAGAAAATGATTATATGTACTATCGTCCGGACGTAGATAACCTGGAAAAAATGACGTTAGACTTGTGCGTAGATGCAGGGTTATTTCACGACGATTCACTCGTTAGTGAAGTGTTTAAGAAAAAAGTGTACTCTAATAATCCACGAACCGAATTTACTATCAGGGAGTTGAATGGATAATTACCGAAAAGGTCGAAAAATAGACTCATGGAGTGATAAAGCGTTGTTTTTTGCTTGCATAATGTTTCTTGTCGCTTTTTTAATAGGGCCAATAACCTACTATTTGCCAGATTCCAGTTTGTTTATAATTTCATTATCTGTTTATTTAAGTATTTTAAGTTTAATATTATTTTGTGTCTGTAGCTGTGTCGCAATTTATTATTATAATAAAGGTTGATAATGGCAAAGATTAATAAGCCTAGCACGAAAACAAAAAAGGAGCCTAACCGTTTCATTCCTAAAAGGACCTGGGGTGAACTGCGTGAATACTATGATCTAATGACGGGAGAAGGGAGGCCAGGTAAGACCCCAGACGCATTTATTGCAGACGTTTGTGATGATCTTTATGAATGGGCTACCAAGAATAAGGGTATTGCTGTACGTGTAAATGAGTTTTGCGATGATTATAAAGCGCCCCGAAAGTTTTTAGATAAATACCCTTCAATTTGGCCTCTTCTTAATGAAGCTAAAGACGAAGCTAAGGCTATTCTAGGCGATCGTAATTATCGTAAAGCTGTAGAGGGTAGTTATGTATGGCCTGCTGTTAGACATACGCTTTATCAATTTCATAAAGATTTCAAAGATGCAGAAGAGTTTCATGCAGATCTCAAGGCTAAAGAGAAGGACGCTGTTGCGACTAAGTTGTTTGGCGAGATTTTTGATGCTAGAACAAAAACTGGTAAAGATAAGAAAGATGCTTAAATTGCCTATTGAAGTCCAGATAAAACTCAATCAATTCAAACCGCGAGAATATCAAGAAGGTATAATAAATGCCCTTGAGAGAGATAATTTTAAGAAGATATTTACTATTTGGCCTAGAAGAAGTGGAAAAGATTTTACGATCTTCAATTTAGTAATTAAAGCGGCATTGCGAAGAGTTGGTAGTTATTTTTATTGTTTACCTACGTTTAAGCAAGCACGTCTCGTAATTTTTGATTCTATAACGATAGATGGTAAGCGGTTTTTAGATTTTATCCCATCAGAGCTTGTATATAAGAAGAATGTTCAGGAGATGAAGATTACGCTTATTAATGGATCGATTATACAGTTTATTGGGTCGGATACGTATGATACTTCTCTGGTTGGGACTAATCCAGTGATGGTTATATTCTCCGAGTATGCACTTGCTGATGATAGAGCTTATAAATTTGTTAGGCCTATTTTGAATGCTAATGATGGGGTTGTTATAGTATGTTCAACACCACGTGGTCATAATCATTTTCACGATTTGTATCAAATAGCAAAACATAGTCCTGAGTGGTATTGTCAGAAATTAACGATTGATGATACAGCTCATATTTCAGTTGAGCAGATCAAAAGAGAAATACATAATGGTGAGATGTCTGAAGAGTTAGCCCGTCAAGAATATTGGACGGACTTCTCGATGGGTATAGAAGGTTCTTATTACGGTCGTTATATAGATAAGATGCGGTTAGAGAATAGAATATCGGAAGTTCCTTGGGAGCCTGCATATCCAGTTCATTGTAGTTTTGACCTGGGCATGAAGGATTCTACTTGTATTGTCTTTTTTCAGATTATTGGATCTGTTATACACATAATAGATTGTTATGATAACCATTCTCAAGGACTTGAGCATTATGTTAATCATTTACATTCTAAACCATACACATATGGCAAAATATTTGCCCCTCATGACATACAAGTGCGTGAACTTGGTACTGGTGTATCCCGATTAGAGAAGGCACGTTCTCTGGGGCTTAATTTACATATTGCACCTAAATTGAGTGTTCTTGATGGAATTGAAGCAGTTCGTTCTATGTTGCCCAAATGCTGGATAGATGAAAAGAAATGCGCGAGATTGATTAAAGCTCTTGAGAATTACCGTAAAGAATACGATCATAAACGCAAAGTATATAACGAAAAGCCGCTCCATAACGAGCATAGCGATTTTTCTGACGCAACACGTTATATGGCATTATCATTGCCTAAATGTGGTAAAGGGAGTTCGCCAGAAGAATTAGAGAGGCGTTATCAAGAGACACGCTACGGAACTCAACATGATCTGCCACGGCCTTTTAGAGAGACACCATATTAAGAAGGAGTAAGAAATGTCATTAATAGATGCAGGTAACTATAATGTTCATTTCAATGAGTTTTATTATATTTTGCAGCTTATTGTATTAAGTATATTCCTTTTTCTTGTTATTATTTTGGGATATATAGCGTATAGACGATTGCGATCTTCACAACAAGTTTATGAGATAGATGATCTTGCAAAAAAGATAGATGATAATTTAAAAGATCTTATGAAGAAATTTGCAGCTTATGCACATAACCTTGATGCTATTAATTTGGTTATGGGTGTAGAAGATAAAGTTCGATCTCGTTATTACAAAGAGATGATACCTCTTATGAAACGTTTAATACCTCATGAAGATTGGATTTATTTACATTGTCAGGCTATTGATATTCAATGCTGGGAAAAATATAAGAAAGAATTAAGAAAAGATTTACCAACATGATCTACCACGGCCTTTTAGAGAGACACCATATTAAGAAGGGAAAGTTATGAAAAATATATGGCGCAGATTTAATAGCAACAGTATTTCTGATATTATGCCTGAGATGAATGAGAGTTATATTGTCATTTTAAAGAGTAATAATAAATATCTAGGGGCAGCAGGAAATTGGTCATTGCATAATGGTTGGACAATTTCTTCCTATAGTTTAAATGAATCATTGCATGAGGATTTAAAAAGAGCCTGTAAAGTTGTTTATTGGTTAGATTATGAAATACCTGTAAATTTAGATGCTGTAGACTATTTTGAGACTGTATTAGCCCAAACACAGGTAGAGATTGAATCTTTTTATGAGGATATCGACATGGGTTTATTGTTAAAGATTATTGATAGGCTTGATTCTCGAAAACTACAGATAGAAGAATCATCACCGAGAGATATAATAACTGGACAGTAACTAGTAACTGTCAGAAAGCATGAAGTCTGGTATTTTTTAACCCTTTATTAAATAATTAAAACTCATTTATGTAGGTTTAGTTTGTCAGGCTTCATGACTGATTTGAGAGGATGATGATGGAAATGAAACTATATAAGGATGGGTCCCTAGAAAATAAAAATAATATGGAGTGGATCTCGGTTAAAGATAGACTCCCGGGATCAATATCTAACCATGTACTTGTTTATAGAAAAGGTAAAAAGCCTGAGATGGCTTACTTTTTGCATACAGAGAAGTTTTATAGTTTTACAATTGGTTATGATGTTGGGCAAACGTGGTCTCCTGAATACTGGGCACGTTTGCCCAAACTAGAAGACATTACTGAAATTGATTCAATTTATTATCAGTTAATATGGTTGTTACAGAATTTACCTGGAGAAGATAAAGAATTAATATGAAGTGGAATAAGTTCCCTGATGTGGAGCCACCAATGGGCAAAGATGTGATATAGCAATCTATGGGAAATATGATTATTTTACAGGTTAAACCTGTTTAGTTGTAATATTGTGGATACTAAAGTTGCGTCATTCATATTTCCCTAATTTCATAAACTTCTTGGTGTTTAGGTAAAACCTTTTCTAGACTCTTTCTATACATATGTGTAAATGACAATAATTATAGATAAGGGATGCCAATGTTATTTTCTGAGTCATCTCAATACCAAGATCCTAAATATCGTTCCATCATAGATTTAATGGATCGTAGCTATACAGAGGCGATTACGATTAACCAGGTCTATTGGGGACAGGCTGACACTGACTTACGTTTTTATTGTGGTGATCAAGATGCATGGCGAGCAATCTATGCAGGGATGCCATTTAATCAGAGTAAATCATTCAATTTCAACCGTATTCAGCGTATAAGCAATATGATCTCGGGTAAGCAACGACAAGATAGGAAATCTATCACGTTTACGCCCATTGAGAATTCTGATGAAGCTACAGCAGATCAGTTCACTAAGATATTCATGTGGTTAGACAAGCAAGAAGGTATATTAGAATCTGTTTCTGATGCCTTTGAGGGTGCTCTTATTACTGGAATGAATCTTATACAGGTCTGGATGGATTATCGTAATGATCCGATAAGTGGAGCGATAAAAGTTGATAATTGTGCCTACAACAGCTTTCTTATTGATCCTTACTTTAGGAAACAAGATCTATCAGACTGTAATTACATTTGGAAGAGAACATATTTAACGGCAGCTGAATGTATATCATTGCTTCCGGACAAGAAAGAAGATATTGAAGGTTTACGGGGAACGGGAAATAAAGATGGTAAGTTCCAGTTTATGCCTGAGAATTACCAAGCTGACTTTAATAAATTACTAACGTACGATGAGTTTTACTACAAGACATATCGCAAACAGAAGATGCTTGTAGATACAGAGACTGGAGAGACTCTTGAGTGGACATCAGATGATGATGAGAAGCTTACTCAGTTTAAAGCTATGTATCCACAAGTTGACACTGTAGAATGCATGGTTCCTACGGTTAATTTAGCGATAGTTATACAAGGCCGAGTCATGTATGACGACCGCCTTGAACTAGATTGTTACCCATTCGTTCCAGTTTTTGCGTATTACAATCCACAGATACCATCATATCATCTACGGTTACAGGGTATTGTTCGCGGTCTTCGTGATGCACAATATCTCTATAACCGTAGAAAAGTTATTGAACTTGATATGCTTGAATCGGTCCAGAATACTGGCTGGATATATAAAGAAGATGCTCTTGTTAATCCAAAAGATGTATTCCAATATGGCCAAGGCCGTGGTATAGCTCTTAAATCAACAGCACAGATGACTGACGTTCAACAGATACCACCTCCGCAAGTGCCACCTACCACAATTGAATTATCAAAGATCATGGGTGAGGAAATCAACCAGATTGCTGGAATATCTGAAGAGATGTTAGGGCTTTCTGTTAATGATAAATCTGGTATATTAACTGCTCTTAAACAGACTGCTGGTTTATCGGCATTACAAGGCCTTTTTGATAGACTTGATTACTCGCAACGTTTACTGGGTAGACTTATATTAAAGCTTGTCCAAGGTAATTTCACTCCTGGTAAAGTTGAGCGGATTATAGAAGAGAAGCCATCAGAGCAGTTCTACAATAAGTACTTCGGCAAGTATGATTGCGTTGTCGCAGCCAGCATAAACACCGACACACAGCGTCAAATGGCGCTTGCCCAGGGTCTGCATCTCAAGGAAGCAGGCATTCCTATACCTGATAGCTTTTTCATTGAGAATATGGTTGTACAAAATAAAAAAGAAATTCTTGATGAAATTGAGCAGCAAAAACAACAAGCTCAACAACAGGAACAACAACAACAGCAAATTCAAATGGCAGAGATTCAAGCAAGGACTAATCTTGCAAACGCGAGGGCGGAAGCCGATAGAGGATTGGGAATTGAGCGGCTCAGTAGGGTCAACGAAAACGAGGCGATGGCTATAGAACGTCAGGCAGAGGCTTCTAAGGATCGAATGGCTGGTGTGCTCGACATGGTCAAGGCTATGAAAGAAATTGAGCAAATTGACATAAACCAGATAGAGAAACTAGTAGCTCTTGCTAATCTATTGAAGACTGATGAACTGCAAACAAAAGCTGAAACACAGGTAGAATCTGCAAAAACAAAAATAGAAACAGCAACGAAACTTAAAGAGCCTGTAGTCTAGAAATGTTTTGTTAAATATTTACGAAAATGATAGAATGGACTTGTATAATAAGGAGTCCATTCTATGGCAGAAGATTTAACAGGCTTAAAATTTGGAATGTTAACGGTTGTAAATAAAAGTGTTGACGGAACTATTAGGCATCCTAAGTATAATTGTCTATGTTCGTGTGGGAATAAACATATTGCGAATCGATGTTGGTTAAAGAAAAGTAAAATCCCATCATGCGGATGTATTCGACGAACTCAAAATAGTTTATCAGGAACTAAGTCTTATTTTACATGGCGAAAAATGCTTGGTAGGTGTAATAATTTTAAAAATAAAAGATATTGCTATTACGGAGCTAGAGGGATAAAAGTTTGTGACTCCTGGCTAAAGTTTTTAAATTTTTATGCAGATATGGGAGAGCGGCCTGCTGGGAAAACTTTAGATCGAATAGATAATAATGGTAATTACACTAAAGAAAACTGTCGATGGGCAAGTCATCAAGAACAGTGCCGGAATAGAAGATCTTCAAGGTTCCTAGAGGCTTTTGGGGAAAAATTAACTCTTATTGAATGGGCTAATAAAACTGGAATAGATTCGAATATGATTTTGCGTAGACTAGCGAAAAAATTATCAGTTGAAGAAGCTCTTTCTTTAAAACCCAATAGGCGGGTCTTCAAACAGTTAACAGCTTTTGGTAAGACCCAAAAGGTTTCTGCTTGGTCAAAAGAAAAAGGTATTCATGACAGTGTAATACGTGGACGTTTAAATTCAGGGTGGTCAGCAGAAGATGCCCTTACATTAAAACCATCTCCCAAAAATAAGAATTATAAAACTTTAAAAGCCTTGTCTATTCTTTAAAAATATTAGTATTATTTGTCTGAACTCCATTACCGAAGTGAAAAAGTTTTCACGGGTAGATAGAGGTTAATCCTTGCGGAGAGATCCGCAGTTTCTACAGAGGTGTTTTATGAAAAAGAAATACTATGGCGTTAGACAAGCTGATAACAACCGCAGTAACTTACCTCAAGAGGTATCGATTACTGATGTTTCATCAATCCCTTGTGGTGGTAACAATGGTTATGATGACACCATGGGCGGTATAGATGAACAACTTCACGGTGATATCAAAGGTAACAACCGAAAAGATAAAGCTGGAAAGTGGTAACATGCCCTTTGCACCAAGACAAAAGTCTAAGGCTACTAAGATAGCCAAGAAGATATTAAAGGGGTCACAACCCGCAAGTTCTCAGCCCGCTGATGGCCGCCAAGAACCTTATCAAGACTATAATAGTCAAGACTATAATAGTCGAGTTCAGCAACCCCCAAATGCTGGCCTTGGCGGTCCTCAGTAAATTTCTTCTCCGTAGCCCTTGTTGAAAGCGAGAGTGATATCCTGCTATCCTCTCGCCTAGCTTAAAAGAAAGAAGATTATGAAGAAAAAAAAAGTAAGAACGCTTCCAGTAACAGAAAAAGAAGAATTACTAGCAATGACAGAGGATGTTTTATGGCATTATGAGACTGAACTTTCATTATTTTCTCTTAGAGTGGAACAAAGCGGAATTAGAGTTTTGTTTTCTTATGATTCATGTGAAAAATCTACTCAACAGGAAGCTTTTGATCAGTATATTGAAGTAGCAACTCCTATGCTCGAAGATTATTACAAAGCGTTGTTAATGTATGACAGATTTAATGCTATTCCCGTAGAGGATGATGATGAAACAAGATAATATCCTAGATGTAGCCAAGAAACTTAAGATAGCTGAAAAGAAGATCCCTTTATCTGCGTTTAAGAAAGGGTTGAAAGTTGAAATGGAACATAAAGATGTAACTGGCGGCGACCTTAATAAGACTGGTAAGATAGCTTTGGTGCATCTTTTGGAATCGAAGAAATACTACGACAAGCTTGCTAAGGTTGAAAAGACGTTTAAAAAGGCGAAAAGGGGTGTAAAAAAGGGAAGACGATTATCGTCAGAATAATTACATGTTCAGATAAAGGAATAACGAGAAATAGGACCGATTCCTATTTCTTTTTTATTTAAGATAAGTAGGATTAACGCCTATCTCTTTATGGTTTTCGTATTCGGTTACAAGATAGATAAAAAAGAAGAAGAGCATTCGTTTTAATTCTGCATCAGAGACAAGTTCCATACGTTCAAGGACAAAGTCTACAA